GTGATTGCTTCTTTTAAGACATCTGTTAACGGTTCAAATAAGATATCCCATATAATAGTACCAAACGAAGGATCTGATAATTTCTCTCCTTGCCTAATATGAAAATGATTTATTATATCTTGTTTTATACATTCAAAATCATAAATTGCTACTGTTTTTCGTGTAGGATCTGTGGTAGAGAATCCTACATATGTTCTTCCTGGTAGTCCATAATTTGTAGATCTAGTAGAAGGAACTACTACTTCTTTGTATAACTTTTTTTCCAGTTTTGGCATTAGTAACCTCCTCTTTCTTCATGTATTTTCTTAGCTGCTATACCTGTGTCACTTATTGTGGATTTTGCATATACTGGTTCGGAATCTTCAACCTTTTCAATACCATACAATATCTTCTCAGGCATATATTTTGTAGGATCTAAGTTTTCTGTATGTCGCCAAGGCTGCTTACGTGGTACACGACCTAACGGAGTTTTAAGTGTATCATGATCGCTGTATTTGGTTTTTTCTTCATCAATTTTAGTAAAGCTTGCAGGCATATCATGCATCATTGTAGGCATTTCTTCAAACTGAAATGTTCCGTGTGGCGAAGATTGAGCACTTCCGTTTACCAGTGCTGTTGTAGCATCTGTAATTTTGCTTTCTAAACGTGCCTTAGGAGCATTTATTTCAAATTTTTCTTCAGCGTGATCGTATGCAAATGCCACAAACTTATTGTCAGATGAAACTTCTGCAGGAATGTCGCCTGCTAATAACTCTAGAGACTTAATATCATAATTATGTTTTAATTTGAAGGTAGCATCGTCGGTGACACTTGTACCATCATGTATTCTATTTTCAATATCTAAACCTGTGGTAGACAGAATATCCAGTTTTCCCTCTTTTACTTTAAGTGCAAAGTTAGGCTCAGCTTCGGGGTTGCTTCTTTGTTCAATGTTTATTGCTGTTTTGGCTGATATATTCAGTTCATCTACATCTATATTCAATTGATGTGCGTGGAAATTAATACCCGCTTTTTCATCTTTTTCGGTGGCCATACTGATGCCTCCCCGTGAATAAACATCAATTTTTCCGTTTGCTGTAAACTCCATCCAGCTATCGCCGTTTGAATGTATTATTGTTATAAAGTCTTCACTATTGTGCATTATAATTTTATGACCAGTCCTAGTTTCTATTCTAAACTGTTCACTGTGAGGAATTGTTCTTTCGCCACTAGGAGCAGGCACATATTCACGTTTACCATCCTTAGCTAAGGTAGTTCGATACAAACCTGGATTACCGTCGTCCATTATTAAATTAGTACCGCCTAAACGAGAGAATGGGAGTTCGTTGCGAACTTCGCCTACTGGTTCTGGTGTTTTAGCAAGTTTTGGTCCATCGTACTTGTAAGGTCCCGGAGAGCTCCAACCTTGTACCATACTCACAGGATCTCGTCTTGGCCCATAAGTTTGCGGTCCACGATCAGGATCTGCCCAGTACCCGTTTACTTTTTCTAGCTTAATTCTGTTGTCATACAACCCAGCACTAGGTGAACTATTTCCTTTAAACGGTCCTTTTTCATTAAGCTGTCTTTCATTAGTGTCGGGATCGTTTTTATATCCAGGCGGCGTTTTTTTATTGTACTCTGCTTCAAAATTATTAAATGTGTTAGCATTCATAAACTCGTCAGGCACATAGCCGATAATGTAGCCACGGCCGTCGCCGCCTTCAGTAAAAGCAACAAGGCACATTGTTCCTATATCTGGTGGCCTTGCTACAAAACCGTAACTTTGTTGATTGTAGTCATATTGATCATTTTTTGTCAATCCAGAGTAGGGCAGTTGTCCAGAATACATAACCGCTGGTCTTACATTAACTGTTTGCTCTTGATCGCCCGGAGTCGACCCTGACTTTCCCGAACTTAAAATAGATACTGCAACTTGACCCATTCTTCCTGGATCAATATTGTTTGTAACCCTTGCAAAATATATTCCAGGATTGACACGTACACCACTTGCTGCCGAGGTCTGTTTTGATTCATTTTGAAAGTCTGTTTGTACTTGTGGTTTACCGTATCCCATTAACCTGCATTCCTTAGATCTGTTCCTGTTTCCATCTCTACTAATGAATTAGAATTATCACCAATCTCTACCATAGGTTTACTTGTGCCGCCACCTTGTTGTCTATGTCGCAAACAGTTTAGTGTTTGTGTAAATCCTTCACGAGAAAATACAGTATCTACAGTCAACACTTGATACATTCCTGTAAATTGATACTTGGACATTTTATACCACGGTACTCCTAAATCAATTGGTGTTTCAAAATTAATTCTTATGTCAGCTTCGCTTCTAATATACTCGATTTGCCCAGTAGATGTTTCATTTTTACCACCATCAATAAAGTTTCCACAACCGTTGCTTGTTAAAAAATACGGATCTCCGTGAATCTTCATTTTGATATTAAGCAAGTCTACAGGTGAATTCATAAGTGTTTCGTGCCAATACCTATTAATTTGCGATTCAGGATGCTGGGGCAGTTGTGCACCAGTGCCTCTGCTTTGTGTAGAACCTTTTTTATGCGCATTTGCTACCTGATCTGCATTAGCACCCGCTGAGCCAGATGCAATTTTTGGTACTAAATCAGGAGCAGCATCTGATTGTGCTCCGGGAACACCTTCTAATCGTGTCCTTTCATTTTGTCCTACATCTTGTCCTATTGGCACATAAAAGGAGTAGTTGAAGTCTAAGTCCAAGTCTAATATATCATGATTCTTACCTGTATAAATGTAATCGTATATTCTTGCAGGTGACCCGCCACCTTTTCCTGTAGTGCCAGGAGCGCTAAATCTATTTAAAGCCGCTTTGTAAGGAATAACCCTTATGATATAAATCTTACCTGTACGCCCTGCTTCAGACTCTTTTGGACCTTTGGTTGCAAGAACATAGGAAGAAAATCTAAACCAATCAATTTTGTTATCACCGTCTGCATCTTTGTTTGCTCCATATTCTCTACCGTACTCGCTTGCTATAATAACTTCTTCAATTATATTAATCACTCGTGTACCTGCGTTTACTTGCATAGTTTGAGAATCTCCCGGAAGTCTACAGTTTTTATTATCCAGTACCATGCGATCTTGATCGGACAATGCATTGTCAAAACCAGTTTGTGTATAAGTTTGATTATCTTCAGGCTGTTTCATTATAGGGGACTTACCTATGACACTACAATTATCTTTATAAAAACCATAAATTTTTGCACCAATATCGTGTGCAGATTTTGCAGATCCTAGCTTATATTTTTTAAATTGATCAGGCCATTGATCAAAACTATATTGTCCTTCGTCGCCGGAGGAGCTTGAGCCTTTTGCGCTCTCCCATATTTCTGTAAGGTCTATCGGATTGTCTACAAGCCCAGCCGACGCGGCTCCTAAAACAGGTTGCTCTTCTGCAGATGTTTGTGTTTCCGGAAATACAATATAATACTGATCAGCTTCTTTTTGTACACCATTTTCAACTTGTGCATTTTCAATTTTGTTTAACAATGCTTGTAAACTGTTTTGACCTGTTGAAAGTATTTCCTGTACAGTTCTGCCTGAAATTGTACCGTTGGTTTTTGTGGTAGCTACTTCCTCATTAAATGCTTGATCGTTCCATGCTACAGCTAGGCATTTATATACTGTGCCTGCTTCTGTGACTGTAAATTTTGCTTGTATAAGTTTTACGATAAAGTTGTAAGGACCTACAGTATCGTGTGATCCTGAGTCAGTAAATCCGTCAAACTTACAGGCAAGCATTATACCACAATCAGCATAGTTGTTAAACCCTTGCCTGCGTGCAGCGTCGTCTAGGTCTTCTAAAAAGCCGCCCATACTATAAGGTTCTACAATGTCAAATGCAAATGTTAAAGCGTTTGCACCTCTTGTACCTTGGTTTGCAGATATAACACTTTTTATTCTCATATTGTCAAAATGATAGTCTGAACTGCCCATATCTTCTGCCACAGTGATACCTGCTCTAAATTTACGGCCTTTGATTAAGCTTTCTGGATTATTTGTTTGTGCATGATTAAGTACATTTAAACTCCACATCCAACTATAAGTTGCAAACTTATGTAGAGGATTTACACTAGGACTTCCGCCTCCTCCGCCGCCGCTAGAATTAGTAAGACCTTTGCCTGAAAACTGTCTATTTTCTCGTAAATAGAAAAATTCATCAGGACTTTCTCCTCGCCATGTGCGCCAGCTATCATCAGCAGACGGTCTACCTATGTCTTGTACACTTTCACCGCCGTCTGATAAAGAAGCATCTGTTCTTATAATTGCCATTTTATACTCCTAAGGTATCTCGTAAAAATTTACTTTGCGGCAAATAAATTTCTGTTCCAGCTTCAAAGTCATAAATTGGATCTCTTATAACATTCATGTTGCGCTGTGCAAAAACCCACCATAGATCAGAACTTCCGTAAAGATCATAAGCTAGCAAATCTGGTCTATGTGTATATTGGGGTTCTATTGTGTAAAGAACATCATTCGCTCTTGCAGGAACAGCCCTAATTGTAAGATAACTTAAAAATTGATCATTCTTTACTTCTGTTGCAAAATAGGGACTTGCATTGTTATAAAAAACTTTTTGATATTCAGTTGTCATACAAAACCTCCTCCACCACTAGCAGCAAAGCTCTGTAAGCTAAACGATTGTGTTTTGCTTCTGCTGTATGCAACCTTAAGACTACATGTTATTTCACATTTAGTAGGTGCATATGTGCCTGTATTTGATTGTATATAATCAACATCAGATGGAAGAGAAATATTCCAGCCTGAGACAACTACTGGCACACTTTGGAACATAAATTGGCCATATCCATTTAAAAATACAACCGGCGGTGGCGAACCTTGATACGCACTGTTAGCATATGCACTTTTTGTCATTGTTTTTAAATAATGTTGTGCCGCAATAACATATGTAGCTTCTTGTTGATTTTGTGCAGTAAAAGTACCACTAATAGATATTTGCTCTACTTGACTGTTTTGATAAACCACATACGGGTATAGCGCATGAGTAGGCGTCATTTCAGAATATGTTGCACCTGTGCCAAATGTAATACTAGGTGTATATGGCCACATACAACCATTTGTTCTTGCTAAACTTCCGTGCAAAGGTCCAAAGTTAACTCCAGACGGAATACTTAGCCTTACTCTCCAGTCAGCTGCTCCTGTAGCTTTCCAAGCCGCAGTGTTAAACGGCAGCGGGGTAGGATCTGCGCCTGCAGGTATATTCCTTTTACGTAAATTACTCACATAATCTTTAGAATCATATGTTTCAGTTGCAGCAGTTTCGGCGTAGTTACTGGTATTGTCTCCATATGTTACAGAACTACCAGTTAAATTGTCAACAGTCGCTTGTGGATTTTGACTGCTACGTCGTTGTGCTTCAGCTGATGGATTTTCTACAAAGTCAACTGCCATTTTTCATGTCCTCTTTGTTGTATTTAGTTGACAAAATTATATACATATTTTATAATAAATATATTATTAGGAATCAACAATTAATGAGAAAACACAATTACCTAAACAACAAAGACATTTTATCCGAAATTCATAAATCTAAAAGCAGTTTTTGTAGTTACACTGAGAACGAATACAATCAATATGATTTAATTATACCACTACAAGGTCCTTACGGTACGTTAGAAGAAGGACTAGCTAAAATAAACATTAGAACTATAGCAGAAGCAAAAAGAAATCAAGCAAAACGTTTGCAAACTCAAGCTTTTGATGCTGCTAAAGCCGAAGGTCAAAAAGTAAAACTAGCCGAATTTGAAGTAAACTGGAAAAAGATCAAAAAAGAAGACCTAGTGTTTAGAGTTATGTCTTATGATCATGTACCTGAAGAAGTAGGCAGAAAGAAAACTCCAAAAACTGTAGCAGATACAAAAACTAAACTTAATTTTCCTCCGTTCCAACACTTTAAATTTGACGCTGACGGAAATTTATTCTGTGTAGGCAAATCACATTGGGTAGGAGGAATGGATAATGGTTATTTTGATAAACAACACGGCAAGGTAACAAACAAACTTGCTCACATGTGGATGAAACTATGCGAACGTTATGCAACTAGAGGCAATGTAAGAGGTTATACCTATAACGACGAAATGCGTGGTCAAGCTATACTTCAGTTAACACAAATAGGCTTACAGTTTGATGAATCTAAATCGCAAAATCCATTTGCTTATTATACTGCCGCAGTGACAAATTCTTTTGTGCGTGTAATTAATTTGGAAAAACGCAATCAAAATATAAGAGACGATATTTTAGAAATGAACGACATGTCTCCTAGCTATACAAGACAAGCGGCACGTGAATGGGAAGCAAATAATCCAGCTACTAGCAAATAATTTTATTGACTTGTATAGTATTTTACGTTATAGTATTATAAATTAGTTTTATATTGAGGTAACTTTGTTTAAAAGAGCTGCTGTATTTACAGACATCCATCTTGGTTTAAAAAGCAATAGCAAAACACATAACACAGACTGTGAAGAGTTTGTGGATTGGTATATAGAACAAGCTAAAGAAAACAACTGCGAAACAGGAATCTTTTGTGGCGATTGGCATCACAATCGCAGTAGCGTGAATATTTCTACGCTAGACTACACTGTCAGATGTTTAGAAAAACTAGGAAAAAGTTTTGATAACTTCTACATGTTTGTAGGCAATCATGACTTGTACTATAAAGACCGCCGAGACATTAGTAGTACTAATTTTGCTCGACACATTCCAGGTGTAACTGTGCTAGATGAATTTACAGAAATAGAAGATGTTGCACTAGTACCTTGGTTAGTTGACAATGAATGGCAAAAAATTGAGCGTTCACAAACAAAATACATGTTTGGACATTTCGAACTCCCTACATTTTTAATGAATGCTCATGTGCAAATGCCTGAACATGGCGATCTAAGAGCTACTCACTTCCAAAATCAAAAATATGTGTTTTCAGGACACTTTCATAAACGTCAGATAAAAGGAAACATTCATTATATTGGTAATGCGTTTCCGCACAACTATGCTGATGCATGGGATGACGAACGAGGAATGGTAATTGTTGACAGGGAAAATGATCTAGAACCTCAATATATCAACTGGGATACGTGTCCTAAGTATCGAACAGTAACGTTGTCACAGCTTCTTGATCCCGAAAATGATATTATTAAAGATAAAATGTATTTGCGAGTGTCAATTGATATTCCAATTTCATATGAAGAAGCTAGTTTTATTAAAGAAACATATGTAAAACAATACAACTGTAGAGAAATTACACTTATTCCTCAAAAACAAATTGACGAAATTACAACAGAACTAGATATTAGCAAGTTTGAAAGTGTAGATGAAATTGTGTCACGTGAAATTGTAGAAATTGATTCCGAATCTTTTGACAAAAAGATGCTATTAGACATTTATAGGGATTTATAATGATTATTTCAGGTAACAAAGACTTTGGAGTTGCACAAGCATTATATAAAATATATCCTGATGCGGTTTATTGTAGTCGTGCAACTGGTTATGACTTGTGTTCTTACGATGGAGCTTTTCGATTTGCAACAGAATCTCTTGATCATGATCGAATAATCATATGTGCTGCACTATATAAGTTTCATCAAACAAACTTATTAGACGAAGTTTATAGAATGTGTGTTAAAAACAAACATACTCCACACATCATCACTGTCGGAAGCACAACGGATAGAGTAAAAAGCGGTAAAGTTTGGCGCTATAATGCCGAAAAGAAAGCGTTGAGAGACTATTCTAACAGTATGTCTATTGGCGGAGTATGGTCAAATGGTCCTAAAGTGTCATATATCAGTTTTGGTACCATGTCAAATAATCAAGAAAAGCATCCTGATCGTAAATGTCTTGACATTGACAAAGCAGCAAGTTATATTAAATGGATATTCGAGCAGCCTGAAGACATTTGTATAAACGAAATCAGTATCGATCCTAAACAAAACTAAATTATGACAATTTTAATTAAAGACTTAACAGTAAAAAACTTTATGAGCGTTGGTAATCAAACTCAAGGTGTGAGATTTGATCAAGAACAGCTCACTCTAGTGCTTGGTGAAAACTTAGATCAAGGAGGTGATGACTCAGGCTCACGAAACGGGACGGGCAAAACTACAATTATTAATGCATTGTCTTATGCTCTCTACGGCCAAGCACTTACTAATATCAAAAGAAACAATCTCATTAACAAAACAAACTCAAAACACATGTTAGTGACATTGAATTTTGAAAAAAACAATGTACAATATAGAATCGAACGTGGTAGATCGCCTACTTTTACTAAGTTCTATGTGAATAACGAAGAACAAGAGCTTACTGACGAGTCACAAGGCGATAGTCGTAAGACTCAAGAGTACATAAACAACCTTTTGGGCATGAGTCACGACATGTTTAAGCATGTTGTAGCTCTTAATACATACTCTGAACCGTTTTTGGCTATGAGAACCAATGATCAACGTGCAATTATTGAACAATTGCTCGGCATAACCATACTTTCTGAGAAGGCAGAAGCCCTAAAAGAGAAAATACGTGAATCAAAAGACAAAATTAACCAAGAAACAACAAAAATTCAAGCAATTCAGTCAGCAAATGAGAAGATTGAGGAGACAATTGGTAGTTTAGGTCGCACTCAAAAGGCATGGCAGGCAAAAAAGAAGCAAGATTGTGACCATTTAGAAGCTGCTATTGCTGAATTAGATAAATTAGACATCGAAAAAGAGATCGAGTCACATGAAAAACTACAAAACTGGCAAAAAATTACTGACGAACTAGCAAATTTAACCAAAGAACTTGGCAATTTTGAGATTGCACAAGAAAGATCTAAGAAAAGTGTAGAAAAAATACAAAAAGACATTAGTGATCTCGAAGATGCGGTGTGTTACGCATGTAATCAACCATTACATGAAGACAAAAAACAAGAAATACTAGATAAAAAGTCTCAAGAACTAGCTGATTCTAAGAAATACTTGCAAGAAATTACAGATAATCTCAACAATACCAAGGTAGCAATCGAAAATATTGGTGATATAGATGCAAAGCCTACGGTATTTTATGAATCGATGAAGGAAGCATACGATCACAGGCAAAATATTGATAGTTTACGCAGCAGCTTAGAAGCAAAACAGCAAGAAACTGATCCTTACCAGGCACAGATTGACGAGTTATCATTAACTGCGTTGCAAGAGATCAACTGGGACACGGTAAATAATCTTACCAACTTTCAAGAACATCAAGAATTTTTGTTAAAACTTCTTACTAATAAAGACAGCTTTATTAGAAAGAAAATTATTGATCAAAATTTAAGTTATCTAAACAATAGGCTTACAAATTACTTAAACAAACTAGGCTTGCCACATCAGGTACTATTCCAAAATGATCTTGCAGTAGAAATTACTCAGCTGGGCCAAGATTTAGATTTTGATAATCTAAGTCGAGGCGAAAGAAACAGACTTATACTCGGAATGAGTTTTGCATTTAGAGACGTTTGGGAAAACCTATATCAAAATGTAAACCTGTTGTTTATCGATGAGCTCATCGACAGCGGCATGGATTCTGCAGGAGTTGAAAATGCTTTAGGGGTTATTAAACAAATGGGTAGAGAACGTCATAAAAATGTATTTCTTATTTCTCACAAAGATGAATTAATTGGCAGAGTGAACCATGTTCTAAAAGTAATCAAAGAATCTGGCTTTACTTCCTACTCAACAGACTTGGATGTAGTGATATGACCAAAGATAAAAACGACAATGACTTTGAAGCAGAAACAACTCATGAACAATTAGTAAAAGAATATTTAAAATATTATCAGGCTCATACAGATTTTAATAAAAGGCACAGTGTAAGAACACACCTTGCAGGCAGAAGACATTTAAGAAATATTATCAAGCTAGCACGAATTAGGCAAAAAGAAATACAAACTGAATTTTATGAAAAAAGAACCACTAGAACCAAGACCGAAGGCGACAAATAGGCAATGACCATAAACATTATATGGAATGGACCTACCAAGGCAAAACTATAGACTCATTACCCCAAGACTGCGAAGGCTTTGTATATCTAATCACTAACACAGTCAACAATAAAAAATACGTAGGCAAGAAGTACGCTAAGGCAACAAGAACAAAACCACCACTAAAAGGTAAAAAAAGAAAAAGACGCACTAAGGTAGAAAGTGATTGGCGTGACTATTGGGGTTCATCAGATCATTTGTTAAGAGACATTGAAGAACTAGGCAAAGAAAAATTTACAAGAGAAATACTTTATATCTGTCCAAGTAGAGGCATAGCAAGTTATTTAGAAGCACGAGAACAATTTGAAAGGCGAGTTTTAGAATCTGACGAATACTATAACGGTATTATAAACGTTCGTATTGGTGGTTCTAAAATATTAAAAGAGTATCTAGGCAATGAAACAGGTAAAACAAAACTGTAGGCAAGCATACAGCACAAAAGGTTAGCGGGCCAGTTACAATACCGCTGTGGAAAAGTCAGGGAGAAGACCTGAACACGTAACATGTTAAGCCAACGCCCAGAGGCGGTAAGTTAACATAGATTGATTGCTGTCAATCGAAAACACACAAGTTCATAAAAACTGTGCAAGTAGGAACGAGAGCACAGGTATCGCATATTGCGTGATGTCGATGTAGGTTGGGAAAGGTCGGAGCCCGTTGAACGTGTGTATAAAATCAAATACCTACTTCCATGTCACGGGTGGTGATACTCACAGGAAAACAATTTTTTCTTTATGACGGAACCCTTAACAGGTTCCGTCTGAGCAGCTTAATCTACAGGAATATCTCTCATAGTACAGTTTTAAGAGTAATACTATGCTTGTTAATTGTTTTACGAAGTAAAATAGTCGAGCGTTAGCGAAGACTTGGATCAACGAAGTTGAGACATAAATAGTTACAAATGTACTTTAAGGAATCATAATGAGATTTTCTCAATTGTTTGAAGATGACGATTTACCGGCTATAGTAGGAGGTTTAGATACTCCGAAAAAAACACCTACACCTAATTCGTTAACAAGAAACACCACTCCGCGAATTGGATCACCCGGCAGTAATGTAGGAGCACCAAGACCCGGAGAACCCACAGTAGGAGCTCCAGGCGGTAATAGTCAACCACCAAGAGTAGGTGCGCCTGGCACTGGCGGCGTTAAAGACAAATTATCAGATATTGAACAACGCATGCAACAATGGGACAAAATGTCTCCAGAAGAAAAAGCAAAAGAAAGATTAGCTACTAATAAAAGATATCGAGCTGCAATGCAAAAACTTAGAGCTCCTTATCTTACTAAGCTAGCAAATCATCCTATGTTCAATTGGATAGGTACTGCAATCAGTGTTGGCTCTATTACAAAAATTCTTTGGCAATGGGATCAATATCTTACTGGTTATGAAAAAGTTGAAGAATTTGGAAAAACGCTTGCTCCGTGTGATAACAGCTCTTGGGATCCATTTGATGATCCTTATTTAGACGTTGACTACGAAAATGCAGATCAGACATTTACAGTAGCACAAGCTGGAGTACTTCATCCTGAAGATGGCACTTTAACCAACTTCGGCGGTAATTTAAATAGTTTTGATCCAAGAAATTATTTTGATTATTTAAAGTACAATCCTTTATGGTATGTTACACAACAAGGATGGGTAACAAGAGCAGGCCAAAAACCAAGTGATCCTACTACGAGATATACTATAAGTCGAAGATTAGCAAGTTGGGCTTTTAATTTAATTGTAAATGCACTCACAGGTACAATTATAGCTTCTAAACTTATTATGAGACTGTCTCGGATGGCTGCTGTTGCACTTGCAGGCAGCGGTGTAGGTATGCCAGCTGCAATTATAACTGTGCTAGTAGGCGGAGGCGCTAGTTGGATTATAAGTTTAGCAATTGACCGTTTTATGAAACGCAAGGAACAATGGTTAAGACCATTAAGTAACAAAGTTGGCGGCTTCTTAGCTTCTACAATTTCTACAAAAGCTTATGTAAATCAAGCATGTCAACGCAGAAACATGTATCTAGAATTAGGCGGTGTATCGCAAGGTATAGAAGTTGACGACGATGATCCTAGTTTAGAATTGTTAAATCTAGTACCCGAAGCTGCTGATCCTGACAGTCAGCAAAGACCAAATCAGATGCAGCAACTAGCAGAAATTATTGATGATGAATATGCAGAGTTGTTTAATCAAGTTTGTGAAGCAGTACTAGACGACATGCGCAAAGCTGTAGCTAGCGATCCTGAAAAGTCACAGCAACTTGAAGACGCTATGTCAAAGGCAGAAAGAAAAGCACAGCGTATGATCGGAGATCCGGCATGAGAGCTACTGAATTTTTAACAGAAGAATTTAAAGTTGTAAAAGTTGATAATGAGTTTAGGTTAAAAGGCCCTGACGGTAAAATAGGTGATCAAACTTTTAAAAATAGAGCACTTGCTCAACAAGCTGCACAACGAGCAACTACAGAATTATCTAGTCAGGCTAACAAATCGCCCGAAGTAGACGACAACGTTGACAATGATAACAAATATAAACGCAATAATAAAAGTATATGGAAAAGATTTGGAAACTTGGTGGGAGGTCGCCCGGTGGCCGGCATAATCTTAACTGGCTTAGCGCCAATGATAGATTTCAGCAGATGGAAAACAAATTTAGTAAACTATGTACGAGGATCATATAGGTTTGAAAATATACCGTTATCACCGTGCGAACGTATGCCAAATTATAATCCAGTAAAAGATAAAAACATAGATCCACTTTTAGATAATATGGGTAATAAAGATAGCTTCGGTGTGAGATTGTATTATATGATACAAGGGTGGTCTGTGGCTCTAATTGCAGGTGCCGGCGCAACTGCTATGGGCTTAGTAAGACTTTCTAAGTTATTAAAAAATATATTTCTTGTGTTTCCAGCCGGCGGCTTTGTAGGCTGGATAGCTGCTTTACTAGTTACAACTGCTGCAGAATTTGCAATAGCACATATTTTAAAACGTGTAGATAAATTTGCTAATTTTATAGCAAAACCTGTTGCAATATTTATGATGAAATTTATTACAAAAGAAGAGATTGCTTCGTGGTGTGAGCTAAAAGATCCGGGCTTTATGGATCTTGTAGACTTGTATGTACCTCTAAGTGGTCCTGGCACTTTCGAAGCAGCTGATCCTAATGCAGATAGTGTAATGCAAACTGATAACTCTCCTAAAATCGACTTTAATGATTTAAACAATTTATGTAAAGAAATCTATTATGATATCAAAAAAGATGTGCAGACTAACAGACCTGATCTTATGTACATTTTTGACAAAATTGAAAAATCTTAATTAGAAAAACGGCATTCCGCTTTCTTTTGTAGTTTCTAAGTTTTCTTTAACAATATCATTTAATATTCGTATATCTTCTGGAGATATTACATGCATAATTGTGTTATAGTCCATAAAACCACGCATGAACCATCCTAATTTATAGAGATTATATTTTATTTCTTTTATCTGATTTTCGTATTTTTTGATAAGTTCTTCAATCTCAGAATTCGACTTTGCAACTAGGATCGATCGAAAAAAGTCGAGTAATCGCTGCTGTATTTTACATTTAACGTATGATCGCATTCTTCATTAGAACAGGGTAAAAACTGTTCTGGAAACGATAATTTTTGTAAAAATATGTCTACTTCTTTTGTGAAAAGTGTAGCAACAGAATTATCGTTATTATAAAGAAAATCATTTATTACTTCATTATTATCTTCTACATCATCAGAAGTTTTAGACGATATCGATGTCACATAATAAACTAAT